CTCCAATAGCCATACCTGGAATAAAAGCAAACATGACAACACCGAGCGAGCGGATAGCAATCTCTTTTAGTTTCTTCACTTGTTTTCCTTTATGAATTCGATAGGGTCAATCTTTTCGCTCGTAGCTCCGAAAACGCCTTTGAGCTTTTTTGCAACAGTCAAGTGCAGGTGAGCGCCCGAACTTGCCGAACCGGTGTTGCCTACAAAGCCGATAGTGTCACCTTCTTTGACTTTCTGCCCAACCTCATGCCCTTCAGCTTTCAGGTGACAATACCCGACATACCAAAGCTTGCCCTCTTTGTCTTGAACTCGCTGAACCGATACATTGCCTAGCACCTTGCTGAACTGTTGCAGAACAATAGTCCCATTGGCAATCGCTGGGATAGGTGTGCCCTCAGGCATAGCCCAATCGACGCCCGAATGAGGTTGCATTCCGTTCTTTCGCCTGAACTCGCTTAGAGTCCCGAAGCGACCTGTAATCTTCTTCCAATCAAAAGGGAATCTCATAGCAAAGCCTGATTCACTAGGACTACTGCGACAGCTGTTAGGGCTGCTGATGCAAAAGCGGTCACCCAGGCACTACTCCAACGCGCGCGTTCAAGTTCTCTAACGCGAGTTTCGAGATCAGCGTAGTTCTTGACAGTTGCCTTAATCTCGGCGATGTCCTGAGCAAGCTGAAAAAGGATTGAGTCGTGTCCGGGTAGCTCTGGCATGACTAACCTACTAAAGCAGCAATCTCAGCATCGCTCAAGCCTAGAGCTGCAAGCTTCGAAATAGCACTTGCCTTAGCCAATTCCTTAGCTGCCTGGTCTGCTTCGCGCTGTTCCTGCTCTGCGATAGCCTGAAGCTGCATTAGCTCACGCTCTGCGATCTCCTCGGCGGTTAGAGGAATGATTTCACGCTCGCCTGTTTCGCAGTTGATCACTAGCTTGGTTGGGATTTCTTGAGTCATTGTTTTTCTTTCTGTTAGCTAACTGTCGTTACGCCGTCTGAACCCTTTAGCACTCCGTAGAGGGTTGCCGATGAATACTGCGAGAGATTTGCCGAACCTGCAAAAATAGTTAGAGAGGTAATCGGGTCAGTTGTGGTGTTTAGGTTTGCAACGATGTCTTGATGTGACTCAGTTGCATTGTTTTCCATTACTCCGTCTGAACTAAGTGATTTGGCACTTCCTGAAGTGTAATTAGGCAAGTAAACACTTATGTTTGAAAAGGTGCTGCTAGTCGCAGTTGCTCCAGGCACTTGCGAAAGATAAGCGTAATAAGTTCCGCTATTGCTAGAAGTGCTAGACCCTGTTCCTCGCAAAAATCTAAAGCTGTAACCCGTAGTCAAAGCGTTTAGTTGCAAGAAACTATCGTCACGAATTTGCCCTGATCGCTCGCTTCTTAGCGATAGCACTAGGCAAAGGTCGGTGAAGGTCTGCGGAATAGAGCTAAAGGTAATGCTTGCCTGTGCCGAAGCTAGTTCCTGATGTTGAATCACCTGCATTATGCAATCACCCCAAACAAATTGATTGTCGTTCCGATTGAGAATGTTCTCCCAGCTTCGCCTATAAGTTTCATCGTGTTGATAGCAGCAGTATTCGCCCACCTAGAAGCCACAGCACCTGCAACCACCGAAGCGCTACCCTGTCTTACCAGAACAGTCTTGTGCTTGTCTGTTGCCGAGTAATCCATAATTTGTGCAATAGTCAAAGATTGAGAAGTAAAGAAGTCATTGAACCAGGCATAATTGCTAGTCAAAGTTGAGCTGTAAGGGTTGCTTCCATCTCCATACATTCTCACACCGCTGTAATTGTTTAAGTTGTCGTTGTTAAATTGAACTCCGATGTAGCTGTTAGCAGAAATTGTGCCGTTGATCACAAGAATGAGGTCACGATAAGTTGAAGGGATAGAGGAAAAAGTCACGCTAGATACTGCGCTCGTTAGGGTTATCGTTGCAAGCGGTGTATAAGTATTAGTAGGCATTATGCGGCCTTCCAACCATAAAGACTGAAGCGAGAGTATTGGTCATAGTTGCCGACACCCTGCAAGTCAATCAAAATTGAGCTGATTGCGTTTGTGTTTCTCCAATTTCCCGAAGTCAATTGAATTCCGTCTGCTCCAACCCAACCAGACAAAGCTCTAAAAGTTTTAAATTTTGAGGTTTCGAAAGGGTCTAGCAGGTCAATGACTGACGAACCCCAGCCTGAACCAACTACTCCGTAAAGGAATGAATCATAGTTAGAACTGGCTGAGCTAGTAACGCTGCTTCCGCTACCTCTAAGTTCGTGCCTTGAATAGTTACTACCACTATCCGAATTAACTTGAATGAATCCCCAACCCGTCGTGCCTGTCTTGGCAACAATTCTTAGTTGCAAGTGCTGATAAGTGCTTGCGTAGGTAGATAGCGAGCTGAAAGTTACGCTTGCTTGTGAGCCTGTAAGAGTCTGCGTTTCAAGTAGGTCAAAGCTACCGGCGCTAACTCCGCTGGCAGCTAGAAATCCTAGAGGGATTAGCATTTAGCCTAGATCTCCGACAAGTAGGTAGCTGCCCGAAGCTAGGCAGATAACAGTTGCACCTGAGTATTGCCCGGCAGTCTTTAGCTTGCTTCCCTTGCTGTTGAGAGTCACGCCTGAACCGGCTGCGAAAGTAATTTGCCCGCCGGTCTGCACAAAGTCAATTCTTTGCCCAGCAGTTAGGTTGTTGTCAATCGTGATAGTGATTGCGCTCCCGGTGCTGTTGATTGTATTGCCAGCATCAGCAGCAACAGTCGAGTAGTTGGCAGTCTTGTTGCTAACGCTCCCCGTTGACAGTAAATCAGTCCAGGCACTTCCGTTATACCATTGGTAAACATTCGAGCCGGTGAGGTAAGTCAGCTGCCCCTCTGATGGTGTTTCGATTGCAGCGCTGCGAGCAGTTGAGTCGGCAAAAGTTGCGACAACTTGCCCCATTAGGTAGGTGTTTAGCTCGCTTGCATTAAGCGGAAACCCGTTGACAAAAGTTTTATAGGACATTCTAGAATTCCTTCCAAAGCTCTAGTGTAGTGAACCATTGGTTAACTGTTATGTTGTGACTCACCTTAGTAATGGTGTAGCCCTGATCTATGTTCAATTGAGGTGTTTGATACTTCACGCTTACAGTTTCACCTGGGAGAAATACCGCTGCGTGAGTCAGGTTGCCTAGTCGGTTGATAGCTGGGGTTTCTACGCTCTTTACCAACTGCTTCTGAGTCTGATTGAACACCGCATTAGCCCAAGACTCTAGCTCAGCTTCGTCAGTAGTGTTTAGGTCAGCATCTAGAGCAAACTCCCCGTATAGTTCAATTGAGTCGGTATTGCGAACTAGCACCGATGTTTCGCTGTCAGACTTCAGGCTTACCTTGAGCGAGTTGAATACAGCATCTATGTCGGAAGCAACCTCTAGATCACTCATGCAAAGGTGTAGAGGGTCGCTGTGATTGTTGCCTACTGAGTAAGTGCTTTCAGTTACATCGGGAGCGGTGCGAGGGATAAATACAAATTCCTGAGTTGCAGGGTCAACCCAGAACAGCCCCAAGCCAACCTGAATAGCGTCATACAACGGGGTGTTAGGAATAAAGTCGGTTAGCAGTTCGCCCGGTATCTTTCCGCGAGTTGCAGCGCTAGAGCTGTGCAGGTCTGTCCCGAACTGATCAGCGAGGATTTCGACAATCTGATAAGGCGTTGCATACCCGTCAGGGAAAAGCTCGGTGTCTGCGGTGTCTAGCAGTGCTAGGCGAGAGTTCACAAACTTCTTAAAGCTGTCATAGGCAGTCAGGCTCATTAGGTTCTGATTGCTGTCGCTGTCGTAGTTCACCTGGATAGTGTCAATGAACCCGTTAAACAGCGTTACATTCACTAGGTCGCGCTCTAGTCGGACTCTTACAGGAACGCCGGGGCGAAAGGCAGGGTTCTGAGTAGGGTCAATGATGAGGTTCTGAAGAGTGATGCTTGCCTGCCCTGATTGTGGCTGGAAGTAGAGCGCATCTTGCACCTGTCCACCGATAGAAGTCTGCACCTGCGAAGTGCTGCACTCAAAGGCTTGCCAGGTGAAAGCAATAGGGCTATCCCCTGCCAGAACATCTGTCCCGTTTAGTAGAGATACGCCGATAATAAACTGATTAGCTCCCGCGAGAACATCATCTCCGCCTAGTAGCGAGATACCCAAAATGAATAGGTTTCCCTCAGCATCAGGCAGAAAGAATTCAACCTTTAGATCGCTGGCGATGTCGAAGTCGGTTAGAACATCACTCATTTGAGCAACTTCTGAAGGGTAGCGCCGGTCTGGTTTTGATACGCCTGAAGGCTGCTGACAACACCTGAAGCGTTACTGCTTGCGCTGTTTACTGTAATGTTCTGATTTACAACAACAGGCGGTTTGCTCGTAGTGCCGGTAGTCGGTGGCTTGGTGCTAGGGGCAGTAGTGCTGCCCAGGAACATATTGCCCTGAACACCGCTCGGAGTCGGTGCAGTTGATTGTCCGGAGAAGTTGACAGCGCCCTGTCCCTCGGTTCTGCTCCAACCTCCATTCGCCATAATCTGCTTGTTCACATAGTCAATAGCTTGCAGAGCAACTAGCACAGCGGTAATCGGCCCCAAAGCGCCCTTCATGCTAATTGCTAGTGCGTTTGTCCCGGTAGCACTTAGAGCGCTTACGACATTGTAAGCCTTCCAAGCGGCTGTGAGTGTCCCCACAACTCCTACAAGCGGAATGATTGCCTCGCGATACTTGATAACAAAAGCAACGACCTGCCCAAAGCCCTTGATCATGTCAACGATAACTTTGACAATCTCCTGAAGCATCTCAGTTGTGCCAGGCTCAGCCAGCCATTGTGAGAACTGTTGCAGATAAGGCAGTAGCGCCATGCCTATCTGCTCTTGTAGCTCCCCGAACAGGATTTGCATACGAGCATAAGGGTCGGTGTTAGAAGCAGCCTCAGCAGCGCCATCGAACTGTTGAGCTAGAAAAGCAATAGGGTCATCTACACCCTTAACCGCAGGAAGGAGTCTTTCTAGCGCTCCGGTGCTTCCCTCTAGTGCCTTTGCCATCGCCTGAGTTACTGCATCAAGCGACTTACCCGAACCGGCAGAAACATCTAGGGCAATGCCTAGTAACTGATTTGACTTCTCTAGATCACCGGTTGATTGAGTCAGCTTGGCGAACGCTGGGCGGAGCTGGTCATCTGCTACTGAGGCTTGTAGCTGATACTTGCCAATAATCTTTTCGACAGCAGAAATTTGATTGTCTGTTGCGTTTGTAGAGGCTTTGAGCGATAGAGCCAGAAGCTCTTGGGATTTAGTGTCCTCGATGGCAGCCTTGGAAGCTTCTTTGAGCTGATTGATAACGACACTTAGGGAAAAGCCTAGACCGATAGCGCCTAGAGCAGATTTCATGCTCTTGCTTATCTTGCCTACTGTGCTGTTGAGTCCCTTGAGGTCTTTAGCAGCGCCGTTGGTAGCGTTGGTGAGCTTCTTGAACTCTCCCAAGATTTCAACATTGAGAACTAGGCTCATTTGTTTCGCTCCTCAACTACTTTTCTAAACGCTGTCAGTTCTGCGAGAGTTAGACTTCTGATTTCGCTAGGCGGTAGTCCTGTTGCCAGGCTAAACCTCGCTAAGCGATCAGCAGCTTCCTCTCTTATTCTTTTTTTGCATCATCAGTTAGAAACTCAACAGCTTCTTTCTGAGTCAGCTTTTCGGTGTCCTCGAACTTGTAGCCGGGGACTTCTCTGCGTTTGAAAATGTAATACAGCACTCGTAGCGCTCTGCCTCTTGGCTTGCCGTCTGCTAGTGCCTCATCAAACCCTGAACCTAGCATCAGTTCGATTTCCTCAATCTCACCGAGGGTTAGTTCCTCAATCTTAATCATCTGCGTTTCTCGCCTTCGCCGTTTCTCTAACAATAAGTTGCTCTAGTTCGCGTAGATAGTCTTGGTAGACATCGTTGCGTGTCAATCCTATTGCCTTAATGAAAAAAGGCTGTGGTTTTATGTTGCGTTTAAACCAACCCCAGTGAATCGGGTTAGCGTAGGGCACTCGCCCGTTGTTACCTGCGCTAATTGAAACTCGCCCGGTAGCCCTTGCAGCAATCCTGATTGAGTCCCTGAGCGCCCCAGAGCGAACCGGAGCTAAGGTTTTTGCTTCGTTGACTACTCGGTCTGCTGATCTCTTAGCAGCGTCAGTAATCTCCTTATTGGGAACTCCTACATTGCGTAGCGCTTTTGTGACAGCGTTGAGTCCCTTTACCTTAACCCCGGATTGCTCCATAGGATTACGCGGTTACGATCTCCACGCCGTAGTAAACATCGTTAGCAGGGTCGTGCGTAGCGTTGTCAACTCGTAGGGTCACAGAGAAGGTAGAAGTGTTGTTGCTGGATAGCGACAGCGGTGGAAGCTCGTTGAACTTTACAGTTCCCTCGTAGTGCGGCTGGTTTGAGCTTGCAGTAGCGTTGCCGTTAGGTGCAATGGTGAAAGCTGCGGTAGTCCCGAAGTTAGCCCATAGCACTCGGTAAAGGGAAGCTGCGTCACCGGACACAATACCCTCTAGGGTCAAAGCCCACTCGCCACCTACGCGCTGCTCGCAGA